CCCGAGCATCACAGGGGGAATACTGGCTATCACGGCATGGGAAGAAAAGCCTTTGAGCTTCGGTACGATGTTACCGAATTGCAGTTAGCACAGCAAGTACAGGAGATTCTTAATGAAGACAGGTCTTTACAGTAATATTAATGCCAAGCGTAAGCGCATAGCCGAGGGTTCTGGCGAGAAAATGAACAAGCCGGGTACTAAAGGCGCACCTACCAAGGCCGACTTTAAGCAAGCGGCTAAGACAGCTAAAACAGCTATGCCTACTCGTGGGTCCCGTACAGCTAAGAACAAGTCCAAGAAATAAGGGGTAAGTCATGGCTAAGAATCAGGCGCACTTTACTCCTGACGGTAAGCGTTACACAGGCCCGACTCATAAAGCTGGCAGTGTTTTAATGACGGGTGCAAAGCATACAGCTAGCAGCAAGCCCCTATCCCATGAGATGCCAAAGAAGAAGAAGCCAAAATGAGTGCGGCTTGGACTAAGAAGGCTGGCAAGAATGCTAAGGGCGGTCTTAACGAGAAGGGGCGTAAGTCTTACGAGGCTGAGAATCCCGGATCTAACCTAAAGGCTCCAGTTAAGTCAGGAGACAATCCTAGAAGGGCTAGTTTCCTAGCTCGTATGGGCAATATGCCGGGGCCAGAGAAGAAGCCTAACGGTGAACCTACGCGCCTACTGCTATCCTTGAAGGCATGGGGTGCTAGCAGCAAGGCAGATGCTAAGAAGAAAGCAGCAGCTATTTCCGCTAGAAATAAGAAAAAGTAATACTAAATCTAGGCCCCGGAATAATGACTGAGTTAACTATATACATACCTACTTATAATCGTTTAAATAAATTAACAAATTGTTTAAGTGCAATTAAACATGATATTGCTGGTTATGAAGATAAGGTAATAGTTTATGTTTCCAATAATGCAAGTAATGACGGAACTAAAGAATATTTAGATAATTTAGATTGGATTAAAGTTCGTCATAACGATACTAATTTAGGGTTTAGTGGCAATGTAATACATGGGTATAACTTGCCATTTGAGTCTAAATTTGTATGGATTATTGGCGATGACGATTATTTAATAGCTGGCTCAATAAGTGAGCTACTTGAATTAACTAAATGTGATGTAGATTATATTTTTTGCAACACTACTGCATTTGTAAATGAAAGTGAGTTAGAAGTATGGGGAAGTTATCCTAATATTCCCAAAGGAATTATTAAGGGTAAATGCAAAGATGTTGTAAATACTACTTTTGATAATTTAATAGATTTTCAAATAGCAGATACGTTGCTTGGCGAATTGATGGTCAATTGCTTTAGACAATCTGCGGTTAGATGGTCAGAAGACTTAAACCATCCAGATGAATTTGAGCGTAGTGGAAGGCAAATGCAGCCTCATAATTTGCCATTTATTGAGTGTTTTACTAAAGAAACTAAAGCACTTTATGTACCGACACCAAGAACTTTTAATTTTTGGGGTTCGGCTGAGTGGTTAGACAATTATGATTATGTGTATCCAATAATAATGTTGTGGTTAATTAAAAAATACAAAAAGTTTGTTAGCAAAGAAAAGTATGATGAATTGTTAAAAAGCTATTTTGTAATCATGCAAAAAAGTTTAGAAAGACAATTTTGCGGGATTAGTAAGGCACAGCCATTTCCAGAACATATTAAATTGATAATCTTAAATGAATTTGAAAATGCCCAAAATTCTTAACCTAGGATGCGGCAAAGATTGGAGAGAGGATTGTCTAAACTCAGACATACAGGCAAGGGTAAAGCCTGATTGGGTATGCGACATATCTAAAGTTCAATGGGGTGAAGTAATAGAAACCCGATTTGGACAGATCAAGATTGAGCCGGGTATGTTTGAAAAAATCGTCGCAAATGACGTTTTAGAGCATATCCCAGACTTAGTTAGCGCAATGAAGAATTGCTTGGACTTGCTGGCTAAGGGCGGTAAGTTTGTAATCTCTGTGCCTTATGAGCTAAGTCTAGGTGCTTGGCAAGATCCTACTCACGTAAGAGCATTCAATGAGAATAGCTGGCTGTACTATACCGAGTGGTGCTGGTATCTAGGTTGGGACTCTGGCTTTAAGCTAGAAGAACTCCAGTTTAAGCTGTCTGAATTAGGTTTAGAAATGTCTAAGACAGCCGCTTCTGATGAGGAAATTCTAAGAACTCCAAGAGCAGTCGATTCTATGAAGGTTACATTGTGCAAGCAATAGTCATCTGTACGGTAAACAATCCCGGCGTAACGATATTGCTGGAAAGCATCAGAGTCTATGCTCCTGCTATGCCGGTATATTTATCTGGGAATAGCATACAACTCTGGCACAAGGCTAAGAACATCTTGCCTAACTTGGTCTGGAGACCGAATCAGGCTGATAACTTTGGCGATGCTTACAATACGGCAGCAGACTACGCCTTTGAGCATGGGCGGTTTAAGTCAGTAATCCTCAGTAATGATGATGTAGTCCTGAACCCGAACACCATTAAGCTGCTTGCCCAAGACACGGAAATTCTGGAAGCTAACGACGTAAATTACGGAATCATCGGTGCAAGATCGGACTATGTATTGCATGACCAGAACATTAGATTCCCTGTAGAGGAAGACAGACGAGCCGGGCTAACGTGGGAGAGCGAGCAGTTCATAAAGCCTACAGGAGTTATAGCACCAATATTTGCTACTATTAGCAAGAAGGCATGGGATGTGGCTAAGTTCCCTAGCACGAATTGGTATTCCGATAATATAATATGCCATGACCTGCAAAGCGCAGGGTTTGAGCATTTCGTATCAAGGGCTTATGTGCATCACGCAGGAAGCCAGACAGTAGGCTATGACTACGATAAATGCCATGAGGAACCACGAGAGTGGATAAAGGCTAACAGGCCGGACGTATACGAGGCGATATATGGCTAACGCAATTGATGATTTTTTAAAATCTATAGCAAACACCATAGTAGGCGGTGGTGTTCAGGCTTATGGCGCTATTGCTGACCGCAGCCAGATGCCATCGAATAAACGTATATATTTGGAAACATTTGCAGATAAGCAGATGAGTCCTATTACTGAGAAGAATTTTACTCAAGCAGAACTAAATACAATTGGCGAGTTAATCAAGGCAAAGCAACTGGCTAACCCTAATGCGCCTACGGGATACATCCAATATAAGGACTATGCTAACTTTGTTTCCCCATCGCAAAACTCTATTGCGGCTGGAGTGGGAGCAGGATCAGTTAATCCTTACGAGAATATTAGAACTACGTTAGGTCAGTTTAATTACGCTATAGACCCAAAGACAGGCAATGTTGTCATTAAAGATAGTTATGATTTCAATCCAATACAAGGTAAGGTTCAAAGGCTAATGTCTACAGGTGACTACATTCCTAATGCTCAGACTGCTTATGGACTTGCAAGGGTATATGGCGAGTCAATGATGCCAGAAGGTAAAGGTAGACAGGTACAAGTTCAGATACCCGGCCTATTATCAGAGGCAGACGTAGAGACATCAAAGAAGTTAGTAAAGAAACCAAAGAAGTAAGCATGACATCCAAAGGATAATGCAATTATGGAAACAGAACTCAGTAAAGTAGAGGAAGATGCACGAATAGCTAACCTTACTAACATGGGTAAGGGAAGACCTAAGGGTACAGTTAACAAGGCTACTGGCATCGTAAGAGAGGCTATAGCTAACCTACTAGAGCGCAATGCTCCTAACATGGACAGATGGCTTAATGAGGTGGCTGATAAAGATCCTCATAAGGCATTGGACATTATTCAGAAGCTATCTGAGTACCATATTCCTAAGTTGGCTAGGACTGAGGTCACAGGTCTTGATGGCGCTCCTCAGCAGCACGTAGTTACATGGCAGAAGTAATCGAGATTGCTTATAAGCCAAGGGATCAGCAGCTAAAGATCCATGAGGCAGTAGATAACCACAGGTTTACGGTGGTAGTGGCTCATCGTCGTATGGGCAAGACTGTAAGCGCTATCAACCATCTGATAAAGGCCGCCATTGAGTGCAAGAAACCTAACCCTAGATTTGCTTACATTGCTCCTACTTACGCTCAGTCTAAGCGTGTTGCATGGGATTACTTACTTGAGTTTACTCGTCCATTGGGTGCTACGGCTAATATTTCTGAGCTTCGCGTGGACTTTTGGGGGCGTAGAATTAGTCTTTACGGTTCTGATAACGCCGATTCGCTCAGGGGCCAATATTTTGACGGAGTGGTGCTTGACGAGATTGGGGATCAAAACCCTAAAATCTGGAACGAGGTTATCAGACCATCGTTAGCAGATAGGAACTCAGACGAGGCTCCTACATGGTGTCTGTTCATTGGTACACCTAAGGGTAAGAACCACTTTGCTGACTTCAGGGATAGGGCTAAGGAAGCGGAAGGATGGGCGTTACTTGAGTTCAAAGCCAGCGACACCGGCATCCTTAGTGACAAGGAACTCTGGGGCGCTCGTAAGGAAATGGGCGAAGACAAGTACGCTCAGGAGTTTGAGTGTTCCTTTAACGCAGCGGTTGAGGGTAGTTATTATGGTCAGATTGTTAACGATCTCGAAGCCAAGTCTAGGATCACGACTATTGACCGGGATGACCTTTGCAAGTCTTTTGTTGCTTGGGATCTTGGTATGGGCGACTCTACTTGCCTCTGGATCTGCCAGCTGGCTGGGAAGGAAGTTAGGCTTATCGATTGCGTCGAGAACCACGGAGTCGGTCTGGACTGGTATGTATCGTGGCTCAGGGACAATAAGTACGAAGGCTTTGCACAGATACTCCCGCACGATGTGGAGGTAAGGGAGCTAGGCACAGGACGTAGCCGCAAGGAGGTCTTGCAAGAGGCAGGGCTAGAGATAACGGTAGCGCCTCGTCTGTCTATAGCTGACGGTATTCAGGCTGTTAGACGCTTGCTCCCACGTTGCTGGTTTGACCACAAGACCAAGCCGGGGCTTGATGCTATACGCAACTACCGCCGGGAATACAACGAGAAGCAGCAAGTCTTCTACGACAAGCCGTTGCACGATTGGTCTAGTCACTACTCAGATGCCTTCAGATACTTGGCGATTGGGCTTGACGAGAGCGATGATTCGTGGTCTTCCGAGTTGCCTATTAACGCGAAATGGGTTGTATAATAAGCAAAATTCCTGTAAGGGCTTGCTATGAAGATGGATGAAGGCCAGATTAAAGGCATTATTGAATCCGAAATTGACGATTCAATCGGATACATTGAGACAGAGACCATTGAGGAGCGTCGCAGGGCGCTTGATTACTATCTCCGTAATCCATACGGTAACGAGGTAGAAGGTCGCAGCCAGATCGTAACCGGTGAGGTAGCTGAGGCTATCGATGGTGCATTGCCACAACTTATCCGTGTCTTTACGACAACTGAGGATATTGTCTATTTTGAGCCACGTTCACAAGATGACGAGGAGTCTGCTAAACAGGCTACGGACTACTGTAACTGGGTGTTCTACCGTGAGAACGAAGGTCTGTTGCTCCTGCATAACTGGTTCAAGGATGCCCTGCTTCAGAAGGTTGGCATTGTTAAGTCGTACTGGGATGCCAAGGAAGATGTTACCAGAGAGAAATACAAGAACCTGACCGAGGATGAGCTGGCTCTGTTGCTGTCTGACGAGTCGCTTGAGGTTGTCCGTCAGAAGATAGAGATGATCCCGGCTGGCGTAGATATGATGGGTATGCCTATTGAGGTTCCGTCCTACGATGTTACGGTTAAGCGGGTTGATAAGTACGGTTGTGTAAAGATTGAGAATGTTCCTCCGGAGGAGTTCTTAGTTTCCAAAGCAGCAAGGAATATTGAGGACGCTCCTTTTGTAGCTCATCGCAAGCTCATGCAAAGGTCGGAATTAATTGCAATGGGCTACGACAAAGACATCGTAGATGAGCTACCTTCTTATGACGATCTGAGTTTCTCTGCCGAGCGCATTGCTCGCTTTGATAACGGAGAGCAGCCAGATCAAACTCAATCCCTTGATACGTCGATGCAGACGGTTGAGGTATACGAGTGCTATATACGCATTGACGAGAACGGTGATGGTATCGCTGAGTTGCGTAGGATTGTGTACTGCGGAAATGAGATCCTAGAAGATGAAGATTGTGACTACATTCCCTTCCATAGCATCTGCCCTATCCCTATTCCTCATAAATTTTTTGGTCAATCGCTGGCAGATAGGACTATGGACATCCAGCTTATCAAGTCCACTATTACTCGTCAGTCTCTCGATAATCTCTACCTAACGAATAACAATCGGGTTGGCGCTGTAGATGGTCAGGTGAACCTAGATGACCTGCTGAACGCTACTCCCGGCGGCATTGTCCGTCTGAAGAACCCTAACGCTTTGGTTCCGCTTGTTGTTCCGTCTACGTTCGGTCAGGCTATGCCGATGCTAGAGTACATGGACTCGGTACAGGCCAAGCGTACAGGTGTTAATGACGCTCAACAGGGTCTTGATCCAGATATTCTGTCTAACGTAACAGCGGCTGCTGTAGCTGCAATGGTCAAGTCTAGCTCCGGTAAGCTGGAGTTGATTGCCCGTATCTTTGCTGAAACTGGCGTTAAGAGCTTGTTTAAGGGCATTCTGTATCTGTTGGGCAAGTATCAAGATAAGCCAAAGATTGTCCGTATGCGTGGCAAGTACGTACAGTTTGACCCTCGTTCATGGGCTAATGAGTACGATGTATCCGTTAACGTTGGTCTAGGTTCAGGTGACCGGGATCAGAAGCTGACGATGCTACAGATGGTGCTTGCCAAGCAGGAGCAGATCATCCAGCAGTATGGCCCGTCTAATCCCCTTGTTACTGTTGGTCAATACCGTAACACGTTAGCAAAGTTCATTGAGGCTGCTGGCTTCAAGGATGCTAATGCGTTCATGAACGAGATTACTCCTGAGATGGATGCCCAGTTGTCGCAGCCACAGCCACCTGCGCCAGATGTACAGGCAGAAGTGGCGCAGTTGTTGGCGCAGGTAGAGCGTGAGAAGACACAGGCTAAGGCGCAGATTGACTCGGCTAAGTTAGATCTGGAACGTCAGACGCTAGAGGCTGAGTTCACTCGCAAGGGCATAGAGATGCAGATGAAGAACCAGAAGGATCAGGCCGACATTCGCATTAAAGAAGCGCAGTTAGCAGTTCAGCAATTGCAAGCGGTATTGGCAATGGACTTGGCAGACGAGGATAGCCGTAACCGTCAGGCTGAGATTGTCCTAAAGGCGATTAAAGAACTAGGCAGTTTAACCGGGGGTTGATATGGATGAAAATTACTACAATCTTCCCGGGCTTCTTAACTCAAACCCTTCTCCGTC